CCTAGCACGCAGATCCAGCGCCCACCAACGTGAAGTCACCTCCAACTCTAAGATCCTCGTCATGACCCTCCAGTTGGTGATCTTCCCCGTCGGCAGGACACCTGCATCCTTCACCATCCTTGAGATGTGCGCAAGTACGTCGGGTGCATCACCCCACCGCTTGCCGGCATGACAAGAGAGCTGCCCTCCAGCCCACTTGTTGAACCACTTGCATCCCCAGGTCCGCTTGAGTTGTTGCAATCTACCTACCTCCTGAGCTGGGAACACGCTTGGCCAAGACGGGCCGCCTGGTCTGTCAAGTCGTGTCACCGCTTCATAGCGGTAGAGATCATCTACTAAGCATCTTGGTGGCTTAGGCGTGTAGTGTCCTTCAGCACGTGAGAAAGGAGCGAACTTCCTCAGAGGTGCCTCAACGCGTAGGACTTCTTGATTTGGTCTTGGGGGATCGACCACTCCGACGACACCAGTGGCAAGCGACGCAGCTTGGCACTCAGCGAGGACCGGACATCCTGATCTAGTCATGGCCGTGGCAGCCATGAACCGACGAACAGATGAGGGGAAGGCAGCGTAGTCAGCAGCGTTCACGAGCCTCTCCGCACCCACTAGCACACGAGGGGCATCCCGAGAGAGTCGCTTCGGCGTGACCGGAGATCTGCCTGGAACGTACCAACCAAGTCCACCAACCGAACAAGGAGTCTGCAACAAGTCCATGGCGTCGCGCCAACTGCACCTCAGAAGCCCTGCAATGTCCCTCGAACATCCTAAGACTGTCTTTGAGAGAAGCGCTCCTCTGCTGTACAACATGCTCCAGGTGCTGGCGATGGAGGCAGGATCCTGGGCACCACCCGACCAAGCATTCGAGAACATCAGCGACGATGCAGCCCGAGCGTAGTACCCAGTCCTACGCTTCTTAGTCACGACGTAGCGCAAGTACTCTGTCCTCTCAACATCCAGAAAGAACTTGCTCGGGTTGACAGGCAAGATGGACATGTAGCGCGACACAACAGAGGCCGCAACTCCCCAATCATGTGTGGTGATCAAGGCATCATCCCCCTGGAAGCAGACATCAGCAGACGGCTCACGAGGAAGTCCGAGATCTGCGTAGATCCCACAGTACTCAGCGTAGTTGAGCAAAGTCCCCATGAGAGATGTCCACCGCCAACCAGACAGCAGTCCCCTGTTGTGCTTGAAGTCCTCACCATCGTAGTGCAACACACCAGTCTCCATCCTCTGACGAATGATGTCGCTGATCCTCATCCTCTCATCATCACCCGACCAAGTGCCAGCATTGCAGATGACATCAACCAACCTAGTCAAGACAGGCCCACTTGGAACGTGGTCGAACTTTGACTGGTCAATCGGAACAAGCAACTTCTCACCCACACGACCAGACCAGTAGTCCCAGTTCCCCGATCCAAACTCCTTGCTCAAGCTAGTTGGCACAACCCTCTTGAACCGACGCTCAGCCTGCTCGCCAACGAAGCTCATCTGCAAGAACAGAGACC